GCGTTGGCGAATAGGTACCAACGATACCAAGACCATAGTTACCGAAAGTATGGAAGCCTTGTTGGCTGGAGGTGTTCCAGTTGGAAGTGCTGGCCCCGTCAAAATAGTACGCGGTGTTGTTGCTGTCGTAGAAAATGGGGGCGCGGAACGAGCCGGGGCTTTCGGCGTAAGTGGATGCGCAGAGATAAAGCGCGGCATTGTTGTAGTCATTGCCAGCCCATAAGTAAGACAATCCGTCGCCGCTACCTAGAGCGCCGAAACCGCCCCTAAAGGTATTAGACGAGCCGTAAAACAGTAGTCCATTAGACCAGCCACCAGCATCACCTTTAATCTGCACGTTGCCGCCGCTAGTACTAAGAGTGATGTTCCTACCGCCGAGGATTGAAACAGTACCTCCAAGAACCGTACCGCTGGCCGGATCGACGTAATACCCAGTGTTGTTGCTGTCGTAGAAAATAGGTGCACGGAAAGAGGTAGAAGCAAACATATTGCCGGATACATCAATACCGCCAACCGTAGCCCCCGCGCTCTCGGAGTAAAAATGGAAGGACGCAGTATCAACAAGTTGCGATGTCGTTCGCTTACCGACATACCAAGAGGGGCCAGTAGCGCCGAGATAACGCACCATAGCTTCGCCGCCGTCGGTCGATTGGATTTGGAGGTACTTGTTACCCCCGCCGCTGATGGTAAGATTAAAAAGGTTAGAAGTACCGGCAAAGTCGCCGTAATACCCAGTGTTAGCTAAGTCGTAGAAGATAGGGGCCTGAATACCGTTGCTATTCATGACCGCCATATTGCTACCGCCACGGGTGCGGAAGTAGTGCGTGCTGTTGTCGTAATAGTTGGCTGGGTCCGCGCCGCCGAGGTAGAGGGCGGCGTTCCCTGTCGGGTCGTACAGTATTTGGTAGCTGGTGTTATCCAACACAATGGCTGGGTTGCTGTTAGAGAACTGAACCCTACTTGCCCGAATGGTGTTAAGCACCGACGTGCTGTTGGGGTCTACGAAGAACGCAGTGTTGTTGCTGTCGTAGAAGATAGTCGCACGGACGTCATTGGCTACGATGAAGTTTCCAGTGTTTATCCGCAGCGCTATTGTCGCAGAGCCGTTGGTTATGTCGGCGCTGTTGCCGTTAACCCAAAACACCATGCCGCTCTGAGCTTCGGTGTAATCAACGCCGATAGCGGAGTATTTGACGCTTCCTGAGTTCATCACAATGACAGGGAATTGGGATGCAAGGTATAGCGCCCTGTTCCAACCGCCAGACATTGTAGTCCCGCCGTTAATCTGGACTTGCCCTACTAGATTTGAACCAGATGCGGGATCGACATAATACGTAGTGTTGTTGCTGTCGTAGTATATCGGCGAGCGGATATCGGTATTTATGGTGACGTTGCCATAGTTAACCGCCATCTGCTGTTGCCAGCTACTGCCGTTGTTCGCCCAGTGAGCAAGACCGCCGCCAGAAATGGCATCGATAGCGCCGATGGCAGTGCCACCGTTGGTCCACCAGACAGACGGCACGGTGCCATTGCCGTCGAAGGCCACGACACGATTTGTGCCGCGACCAGTAATGACGTTGCTAAAGGCTGTTCCTGCGGGTGTGAGGTTGCCGTTACCCGCGTTTAGCGCACCTTCAATCAGCAAGCCATTCACGCCGCTAGATGAAGCAGCAAGTCCGCTTCCGATGGTTGTCCCACCGTTAATATGCAGTTTTTTATTGGCAACAACCGATCCACCGCCGCCGATGGCAAACGTAGATGTGGAGCCGTTGTACCACATGTTGTCGCTGCCACTGACATCCGTCCACTGGATACCAGCCCACGACGTTCCATTCCCGTTCAGATAAAGCTGCGCGTCATTGGTGGATTGTGCCGTGATGATCCCAAGCACGCTGGAGCCAGCAGGATCAAGGTAGTAGCTGGTATTATCGCTGTCGTAGAAGAGGGGGGCACGCATAGAACCAGTAGCGATTGCATACGAACTGAACATCGTGAACGTATTGCCAGCGGTCGAACCGGTTGGGTAAAAGTATAAACCATTACTGGTTGAACCAGCAATGGTCGGTATGCCCGCCCCGTAGACACCACCCCACGACAAGTTATCGCCGTTATCAAGAGCTAAACGCACAATCCTTGATGTGCTATTCGGATCAACGTAATAAGCAGTGTTGTTGCTGTCGTAGAAGATCGGCGCACGGAAATCGACGTTGGCTGTGATTGAGCCACTGGTGTCGATTGTCTGACGAATAGTTCCGTTGAGCGAGATAGAGAACCCGCCGTTGGATACGCCGCTTATGTAAGGGTTTATGTCAACGTAGTTACCACCCGCAAAATTAGTATTAAGCCTGAGTGCGTTTACGCCGCCAATGTCATTGAATGTCTCTAACTTTGCACCGGGGGCTGCGGTGTTTATGCCGACATTGCCACCAGCGCCTTGCAAGACTAATGACGAGGGGACGCCACCCGCGTAGGACTGTATTGACCCTACATAACCTTGCACAGGGTGGTTGATATACCCCACTTGCAAGCGGTAGGCGGTATTGTTTGTAGCTTCGCCGATTTGTAATTGGTTACCACCAACAAAGGTTGTTGGTGTTGTTGCTGGGATAAGCGTTAGACGCCCGCCGAAGTCCGTGGTAGTCCCCACCAGCAAGTTGCCGCTGGCGTTGATGCGCATACGTTCTGAGCCGATGTGGAATGTAAGCTCAGTTCCAGAACCACCGTAGAGGGCGTTTACACCGCTTATAGACCCGATACCTATGGTCCGCGTAGATGTACGATACTGAGCGCCATTATTATCTGGGCCTACAACATCTAACCTTGTGCCCGGTGCAGCCGTACCAATCCCGACGTTCGTGCCGTCGTCGTAGACCACTGACGTAGCAATAGGTGATACGCCGTTACCCTTAAGGAGGTAGTTAGCCGCCAGTGTGGTATTGCTGGTGCCGCCGTTGGCGACGTTTAGTGTGCCTGCGAGTGTGACCGCGCCAGTTGTGGCTGTCGCTGGCGTAAAGCCCGTCGTGCCTGCGCTGAACGAAGTTACGCCGATACCAGTGAGGGTGGCCCATGATGGGTCCGCACCTGTGTTGCCGACTAGAACCTGACCAGTGGTGCCCGCAGCCGTAGCACTAACAGCGTTGGTGCCGTTACCAATCAACACACCCCGAGTAGTCAGGGTGACCGCGCCTGTACCACCGTTGCCCACCTCTAGTGTGCCGGTAATATGCGTTACAAGGCCAATCTTGCCCCATGATGGAGGGTTGCTGACACCACCAGATATGAGTGCGTTGCCGGTAGCCACATCAGCCAATGAGCTTAGCGTCGTAGTCCCAGAGGCGTAGAGGATGTCGCCAACGGTGTAGCTGCTGAGACCAGTACCGCCATTACCTGCACCAAGGGTGCCGCTGACCTGCGTGGTGAGGCTGATTGTGCCCGACAGATCGCTGGTTGGAATAGTGGCTGTTGTCGTAAATGCAGAGGTGCCATTACCAACGAGATAACCCGTCAGCGAGGTTGCGCCTGTACCACCATTACCGACAGCCAGTGTGCCGCTGATATGCGTCGTAAGGCCAATCTTACCGTATGAAGGAGCACTACCAACACCGCCTGAGATGAGCGCATTACCAGTGGCTACGTCAGCCAGCGCACCAAGCGCCGTACCTGAGGTCGCGTAGACCAAGTCACCAGTTGTGTAGCTGCTTTGTCCTGTACCACCTGCCGTTGCAGGTAGCGTGCCTGTGGCCAGCACACTTGCAGACGTCGCGTAGACTGCGCCGCCAGAGGTAAATGTGGTGAGACCCGTGCCGCCCAACGAGGTCGCAACAGGTGCGGTAAGGCTGAATGTCGTCCCGGTTAGCGTGAGGCCAGTGCCAGCCGAATAAATCTGCGCCGATGAAATCTGAGCAAACGTAATTGCTGTCGTACCAAAGGTAATTACACCCGACGTGTTGCAGGTATAGGTCTCGCCTGCGCCGGTTGCGCCTAGTTGGACAAATACGGTTGAACCTTCGCTCAGACCGTTTGCGCTAGCGTTGATGTAAGTGTCTGCGTCGCTGGCACGCGTCAGCACCCAGTTTGTAGAAACTGTACCTACCGTTGTAACAACATAGATACCGTTTTGTATTGGGTTGGTCTGTTGGTAAACCAAGACGCGGTCACCCGGCGACGTGAAAATACCGTCAATAATCAACTCAACCTGCGTTCCAGCATTTGTCAGTGTAGCGCCAACCCCAGCGGTGCCATTGTTGTACGTCGCGTTCAGATTGGTTGGACTTTCAACCATTACCGGTGCGTGGTAGTGGATGCCAGCGGACACTTGAGTGTCCACATACTGCTTGGTGGCAACTTGAAGGTCCGTAGATGGGTTGCCAGCAACAGTAACCTGCGTCAGCGACGGAGACATCGTATATGATGGAGTTGCACCACCAATCAGGACGCCTGTGCCCGCTGCAAGCAGCGATGTGGTGTTAGCCGCAGTCTGGTAAGGAATGGAACCCGCAGCGCCGCCCGCGATATTAGCCGTAGTGGTTGCAGCTAGCGCCGTACCGTAAACATCCGTAACCGCCTTCTCGGCTGGATAGGTAACGAAGACGTCTTTAATACCTAAGGCAAAGTCTACAAGCGCACCGCCATTGCTTGATGCCAACACCGTGTTACGTGATAGGGTCGTACCGGAAGCCGTGTAGGTACCGATGCCAACTTCCCACTGAGAGTCCGCGTTGATCGTGTAATAGGTATTGTTGCCGTTACCGATACCATCACCAAAGGTCTGGTACCCTGTTGGTGCGGTCCCGCTGAGCGTTACCGTACCTGTACCAGTTGTAGTAGTGGTATCCCTAACGCGATCAGCGAGGACGAAAGCCATTAGTTTTCCTTACGCAATACGGATGATAGCGGTGGTATTGGTTGCCGTTGGGAAAATAATGGTAAAATCACCGTCTGTCGAGGTCTTGTCCGAGCCAAAATCCAGCACAGCCACAGCAGCGTTCGTCAGCGTGGTGTTCGCGTTCGAGTTAGCCGAAGGCGTGCTGTTATAGATCAACGCACCGCGAGCCGTGATCGTCGCGTTAGCGAAGGTCAGGTCGGAAAAGTCCGTGAAGCCCGTGCCCGTTGAAGCTGAGTTGTTCGACGTCACAACACCAAGGTTGGTCAGCGTACCACCACCAGTTGTGTAGTTGGTGCCCGAAGCCGAAACTTCTTGGCTGGATGTATACGCCGTGGTGTTCGCATCCAACGAAGCGGACGAAGTGTAAAGAGCGAGCTTGAAAGTGTCACCACCAGTAGCCCGGAAATCGTGTACAGCCAGCATAAGCTCGGCCTTAAACGACGTAGTCATTGCTTGTGTAATTGCCACGTTATGGCCTCCTTATGCGTCGAGGATCGGGATCAACTCTGGGTGACCCGCCTGTTTGAATTTATTTACCAGAGTTACGTTATGAGACCGCACTGCCTCGTGCATGTAGTGGACGAGCACCTGACGGATGCTGTCCTTAAAGGCTTCGGCCTGATCGCGAATAGCAGGGTGTGCCTGACTACCCACGTAGATGATTTTATCGAGAGCGCGCTCAGCAGTTTCCTCAGGCGTGAAGCCACGTCCTTCGGTCGTCATGACCATCACGTTTCCGACATCGTTTAAACCGTTAAACATACTACCTCACCGGATATCGAACTTGGCCAGAACGATACATGTCCTGACGGTTTTTACCTTCGCCAAGCTGTTTAAGTATCGCCATCGCTTCGTCATACCGTTTCTGGTAGCCCGCGATGATGTCCTGTTCGCCCTTCATAAAGGTATAGGCTTCCAGCAAGGAGCCGTAAAGCAAAACGCTATCGAAGTTATCGCCCAACCACGACGTCCCCGCAGTCACAATCGAAGGCGGGTAGTAGAAATAGTGAAGCTCTACGCTGTAATTCTGATCGGGTGTAGGCCCAAGAATATACGAGTTCTCGTCGAAATAGGCGTAGCAATATGGGAGACCCTGATCGCTGGGGTTGGGATACGCCTGCCGGATGAAGTTCACATCTTTGTTCAACAGATATTCGTAGTTCCCATCCCCGTCGATCACGGCGATTGAGAAGTTAGCCAGCCAATCGGAAGGTACAGACAGGTATTTATTCCCCAACGTGCAGTTACCCGTCACGTTTTTGCGGAGGTCCAGCAACTGGACGGTATTGAAAATACGCTGCTCAGCCTCTTGGATGAACGTGTTAATCTGTTCGGTGGATGTCAACGTAACCGTGCTGGAGCCGTCAGAGCCGGTCCATGAGGTGTTGGGGAAGTCGTTTTCGACGTAACCCTTAATCGTCTCGAACAGAGTAGCGTAGTTCATTAGCCCATCTTCTTGCTGTGCCCAGTACCCTTGGTCGCCGCGCCCGTACCACGGGTCTTCTGCGTCTGGGTATTGGCAATCTTGTTAGGATAGCCGTTGTTGCCGAGGTCGGCCTGTGTGTAGACCTTAGGTTGTTTATAATCAGCCATTTTTATTGACCTTTCCCATGTCCTTCTTCGGCTTGCTGCCGCTCTTCTGGTTCGCAATCTTCGCCAGATTACGGCCCATATTCAACATCTGCTTATTCGTCTTGCCACCTTTAGCCATTTTAATTCTCCGTCTGAACAGTTACGGTGCCTACGTCACCATGTGCTATTAGCACATTTACAAGGCCGGACAAACCCAAAGGATCATTCAGGCCAACAGGGTTCCACCCCCACTGGATTACACGGCTACCACCTGACGGTGTACCGAACGCCAGCACGTTCTCGCTGGGCACTTCGCCCTGTGTTTCTTCTTGGAGACCAGTCAAGCCGCCTTGATAATATGTCGTATCCGGACGCGGGTTACGCAGCGCCTGAGGATCATCAACTGGGTACATCCCCAACTGAAGCTGTGGCTGATCTGGTTCCCAGCAGGACGGGCATACGAGGATATTGACGTTCTTCGTCTTGATGACGAGACGCCGAAGCTGCTTCAGCTTATAGCGGAATCCGCAGCGGTCACACTGCGAAATAGCCCATTTACCGGAGGCAAACCTATTTGGCATGCTATCTCCTTAATAGAACATCTGACGCGGTGCGATACGCAACGACGCCTTCTCGCGGTCCTCGTCAGCAGCTTGCTGCCACAACTCTTCGTATTCCATCTTGAGCATCTGGCTGCGCTCAAGCGCGCCGGGGATTTTCTTCGACAGATGGTACGCTAGACCTGCTACCATACACGGCAAGAAGCGGAACGGGATGTCCTGCGTCGTGATACCGTTGCCAGCGTCCTGAATACGGCGAAGCCGCCAGTAGACGAAGGTGTAATAGTTGGACTGCTCTGGGGCAGGCCATACGTTGATATTCGGATACGCCACCCCGGTGCTGGGTTCGGTCGCGCCTGACTGACGGTTGATCCAC